GATTCAAACCGGTTGACTTTTTTTGTAGATAACGTTTAATTCCAGGCTGTTCCGTTCCGCTAGAATCTGAGAATGTTCCCGTATATCCACTTCGTATATCCACAGGGGGAATGGGGTCAATGTCTCAAGAGCTGGAGCAAATTGCAACCGCAAGCCTGATCCCGTATGCACGCAACAGCCGCACCCACAGCGACGAGCAGGTTGCCCAGATCATGGCGAGCATCCGAGAATTCGGATTTACGAATCCCGTCCTGATTGACGAGGTCGGAACCATCATTGCCGGGCACGGTCGAGTGCTCGCCGCCACGCGAATGGAACTGGAGCACGTCCCCTGCCTGAGGCTGACGCATCTCACGGAAGCCCAGAAGCGAGCATACGTGATTGCAGACAATCAGCTGGCGTTGAACTCGGGCTGGGACGCTGAGATTCTCAGCAACGAACTCAGCGACCTGCACGCGGACGATTTCGACCTCGGGTTGCTGGGGTTCGATCCTGATGAGTTAACGGACCTGCTCGATCTGGACATCGGGCCAGCAGAACCACCGGAGGAAATCGCACCGCAGACCGACCGCGCCGACGAACTGGCGGAACAATGGAACACGGCGGCCGGGCAACTGTGGATTGTGCAGGGCAAACAGACGCACAGATTGTTGTGTGGTGACTCCAGATTGACCACAGACGCCGCTGTGCTGATGGGTGCCGAACGTGTCAACGTCGCCGTTACATCTCCACCATACGCATCTCAGCGAGCATACGACGAAGCCAGCGGGTTTAAGCCCATTCCGCCAGATGAGTACGTGGATTGGTTCGCGGATGTATCGGCACGGGTCGCTGATCACCTCGCGGCGGACGGCTCATGGTTCATTAACATCAAGGAACATTGCGACGACGGTCAGCGGTCGCTGTATGTTAAAGACTTGACGCTGGCGCATGTTCGTGACTGGGGATGGCAGTTTGTGGACGAATTCGTGTGGACGCATGGCGGCACGCCGAAAGCGGTGCAAACAAGATTCAAAAACGGCTGGGAACCGATTTTTCAGTTTTCCAAATCGCGATGTAAATTCAACCCAGATTCTGTGATGATCGAGTCTAATTCATCAGAATTAGGATTTAAGCAAAACGGCCAAGTAGGCAAATCAGGGCATCCGTCTGATGAAAAAAAACAGGGGCACAAGTTCAGGCCTCAATCTGTGATGATTGAGTCACCTAATGTGCCAGTGGGTGACGGACGAAACACGGCCGACTATCAGGGTCAGGGGGGCATCTTCGATTCCGGGGCTACTGTCGCGGCAGGTATGGCGTACCCGTCTAACGTCCTGTCTTGCGGCAAGAACCGCGAAGCACTCGGGCACTCCGCGGCGTATCCAGTGTCGCTGCCCACATTCTTCATTAAAGCATTCTCCGACGAATCAGACAACGTATACGATCCATTCCTCGGCAGCGGCACGACAATGCTGGCCGCCGAACAACTCAACCGCCGATGCTTCGGCATGGAACTCAGCCCGAAGTACGTGGCGGTGATCCTGCAACGGATGCAGGACGCTGGCTGCGAATGCACGCTGCAGGATGACTGACATGCTAATAACCCATAGCCTCCGCAGTCATGTCCCGCTGATCCCGCGATTCCTCACGCCAACGCGGCCCCCAATAGCGATGTACGGGCGTGTCGGTGTCGTCATGCAGTTCGTGTCGCTGTTCGTCGCCAACGACGCAGGAGCCGCCCCAGTGCGACGAGTGCCGCCCGTCACAGTCCCTGCCCCAACTGTCACAATCGCATGTGATGACACCTCGGCGGGCGTCGTAGTGGTAGGACTCGCTGCTGCAACTGAATCCTTCTTCTGTCTCGCCGCCTGTTCCGAATTCGATTGTCTGTTCGGGTCGCAGCGTCAACTTGACGAACGACCCATTGTGGTAGACCCAGAATCTGACGTTTCGCGTGTATGCTTCGGACATCTCAAAAACTCCCGTGTAAGTGGAAAGGAACGACTGATTACACCCACTGCCCATCGTCGGCGGGTTGCTCGACTCGCGACAACGCCCAGCGATAAATCACATTATTCGCGGCATCGAGTGCGTGCCGTCTGTTTTCAATGTCTCGCGTGAACCGTTCGGGGATCACTAAGTTCTGCACGGCGACGATACGCGGGGCGAGTATGGCGGCAAGGTCGGTTCGTTTGTTTTCGTCACGAGTGCCGCCAGTGGCGTTCTGTCGGCTCCAGTTGAGTGATTCGATGGTGGATCTGATGTCAGCGATTTTCATTGGTACGACTTTCTTTGATGACAGGATTAAGGACCGACAGAAACATACAGGAAGCCCGTGGCGAGTTCGGCGGCGTAGTTCTTTCTGACGAATGCCGTCACCCATAACTTCGCTTCTCGCAGCGTGCTGGATGGAGCGAAAACAGTGGTGACAACTTCACCGGATCCAGACCCGCCGCGAATGTTAGACTGATCGATGATTTCAAAAGCCCAGCAGCCGCGACCGCGTGGCTGGTGACCGTGCGACCGAACGAAAGAATGATTGTCGATTTCAACTTTGAGTTTGCTCATTGGTTCAATGCCTAAAGGAGAAAGAAACGCGGGGCCGAAACCCCGCTCGTGGTTGGTGGGTTAGATGGCATCCAGTTCGCACTCGAAGAACCAGCCGCCATCATCAAGGATATACATCCAGACGCCCATTAATGACAGGCGGTAAGATGCAACCTTTGCCCGTCGTGGAAGTGATGAGAATGAATGAGCAGTGCGGACACGTTGCCCGATGGCGTACAACATGTCAGTCGGTTGTTCTTCGGTTGTTTTGGTCATGGTGAGCCTTTCAGAAAGTGAAGCCCCCGAAGGGGCTGTGAGTGGTTGTTGTTTAGCGTACTTCGTATTCGTAGCACAGATTGGAATGGACAGTGAACGAACCAGACTCTTTTGTTCCTGAGCAGTGGCCTGATTTGGTTCGGAAGTCCCACATTTTCATCTTGAATCGGTCGCCACACTCTTTGTCTTCAGCAGCGCGGAACGCCTGATCGTCTCGATTGATTTTAACCCTGATGGTTTCGAGTTCGTTTTCATCTGGCATGACTGGGTGAGCGGCAGCAAACAGTGCATTCATTTCTTCGCGTGCTGGCGATTCGTATTCAGCAGAAAGGAAAACTTCTGAGAAGTCGTCAGCCTTGCCGAAGTTGTTGGCGTTGTCGAAAGCGTAGTCGTCAGACATGCTGTAGGAGCATTTAACAAACAGGCGACCAGCTTTTGCCATTCGGATCAGGTGGCCGCGATTCGCTTTGGTGGTTTTCGTTTGAGTTTTCATCGTCGTGAGTCCTTGAAGAAGAAGAAGAAGCCCGCCGAAGCGGGCGGGTGTGGTGGTTGTTATTTAGAATAAGCAGCGACGTATTTTTTGGTCGCTCGGCACATGGTTTCAACACATCGCCCGTCGATTACGCGAACGATGTAAACCCCGACAATGTAGAAATCACCGTTGATGTGTTTTGCGTCGTATTCAAAACCGTTGCGACCCGTTGCAGTTGTGATCATTGTTCGTCTCCCGTTTGTGTTTGAATGTGTCTGACAAAGACAATATGACAATCATCGTCACATACTGCAATACACAATCAACCCTTTCCGTCAATTTGGACAGAATCAGCCGAAGTAACGCAAAAGGTCAATGAATTCGCTAGGAATAAAACATGGAAGATTCCGAACCACTCAATGAAAAAGGCACACGCAGCGAACTGCGGACGTTGGAACGTGCGTTACAGGATCCCGCGTGGGACATCCCAGAGCAGGCGATGGCGTTCCTGCCTCGGCGACTGCTCAAGATCATCAGCAGTTCCAAGCACGAACGGAACGTGATTGCAGCGACACGGGTGCTGGCGATGCTCGTGAAGGACAATCGACCACCGGAGGCGTCGCTACACTTACATCAGCACGCGAAAGCGGGGACCGTCGAGCAACCACCAACGAAGGCGATGACCTTTGACGAAAAGAAAGAACACCTCAGAGGAAGAATTGATAGACTCGCTCGGCTCGGCCACATCTGACGACGATCTGGAATTGGTGCTGTCACAGATCGCTGCGACTGAGGACGCAGCACGTTCAACGGCACAACAGAAAAAGACGTTGGAACAATTGACGCAGCAGGCTGGTGCGTGGCTGATTGACATATCGTCAAAGCATTTGCGGGATGAAGGCGTAGCGCGGAACAACGACAGCACGTACAACGGGCCAGACCTCGTTCAGTGGGTGATTGATCGACAGATAGCAAAAGCTCGCAAGGAATGGGAGCGCGATTCTGACACGCTGAAGAATGCGGCGGAACGACAGGCGGAAGCAAAAGCGATAAAGTACGAGGAACAGGCGAAAGGTCTTCAGGATCAGTATGTTCTGAGGGCGGACGTGTTGCAGGAGTTCGAAGCGATGGCATCGGAGGTGCGGCGGGAAATGGAGAACGTATCGAAGCTGATGGCTCCGGACTTCCCGGAAGAACGCCGCGACTCGCTGGTGAAGGAATTGGACAATCATCTGCGGCAAGTGCTGCGACGACTGGCAGCGAAAGGGAGGGTGATTGCGTGAGTGTTCTCGGCAATTACTGGCGAGCATTTGAACCCGCTCCAGACATCGGTATCGCTGAATACTCCATCCGCTGGATCTTCAACGAGGAAGGCCGCCCGTTCGATTATCTCCAGTATTGGCACATGGTGGCACCAGGCGGGCCAATGGATGCGTTCGACTCCATCGCGACACGCGAAATCGTCATGCAGTGGGCGTCCCGTCTCGGGAAAACCTTCGTTGTCCTGTGCGGTTCGCTGTACCTGATGGACCTTGCCCCGTGCAACCAGATCCTTGCCGGGAACTCTGAGCAGTTGGGGCTTCAGCAAACGGAGCGAGTTCGCCAGATGGGCGACCAGATTCCGCATTTGCGTGAGGGATTGCAACGGACACAGAAGCGTCGGCTGCGTTGTCACGGGTCGACAGTCTATGCAGCGTGGGCAAAGTCGCCGGTAACGCTGTCAAACATTAACGCGATGTTCGGCGGTGCGTCTGAATTGGATCTGTGGGAACAGGCGACGACGTCAAAGCATCCTGACCCGGAAGAAATGTTCGGCGACCGTTTCAAGAATGAAGACAGCCGGCGGAAGGAAATCTACGAATCAATCCCGACGCTGTCCGGAACGCACATGGTGGAGATCGGCGGCGTCGAGACGGAGCGACCACGCAGCAGGATCGCAGCCCGGCGGATGCGGGGCAGTGACTGCCGGTTGTGGCTCGGTTGTCCGTCGTGCGGTGGACGTCAGGTGCTGACAGATGAACGGATCACGGCAGCCGGCTACGAATGCGAGCATTGCAGCACCGTTATCACGGACGAATACCGCAAGGAATTCATCAGATCCGGCGTGTGGGCACCGCGTGGCTGCGTCGTCGATCCGGACAAAGCGACGGCGGCAGCGGCTCAGCGGCTGGAATTGTTGGGCGAAGTGTCGGAACTGCCCGAGGGCGACGAGCGGCTGCCGGAGCTAAGGCGGCAACTGGCGTGGTCAGAATGGGCGGACTGCGATTACCTGACGGGAACGCCCGAGAACGACGGCCCAGTATGGTCCTCGCAACTGTCGTCGTATTATGCCCTGTCATTGACCTGGGGTCGGCTGGCCGCGGCAAAGTCTGACAGCCAGAACTACGTCAACCAGTGGCAGGGGTTGACGATGGAGGTGGAGGAAGATGATGAAATCGATCTTGAGGCGGCAGGCAGGGCATTATCCGGGGCCATCACGGGTGAGCTCGCAGTCGGTGAAGTGCCGGACTGGGCGGAATACGTCGTTTTCAGTTCTGACAAGCAGTTGAGGACATACCCGTGGCAGGTCACGGCGTGGAGTGCCGCGGTTGATCGTGTTCAGATCGTGGATTGTGGGTCCGTGTTCACCCTGGAAGAAGTCGAAAAGCTGGCATCAGCGAAGCGTGGCGGCCGGTATGTTGACATTGCCCTGATGGACTGCGGGTATATGGAGCAGGACGTCTACGATTTCTGTCTTGAGCAGACGTTAAAACAGCCGTTTCGGTTCTGGCCGGTCAAGGGCGACAAGGCCTCGGTTGTGAAGTTGCATTTCGTGGAGAATCGAATCAAGGACGAGGTGCGGAAGTCGAACCAGTACCGCAAACTGCGACGGGTTCACATCAACAGCCAGTCAACGCAGGAATGGTGTACGCACCTGCTGGATCAGCGGAAGGCAGTGCATCTGTGCAAAGCGGCTCCGTCCGATCACGAGTGGTTGTGTCAGGAGTTGTTGAATGAGCAGGAGATCGTGCAGACTGCCGACAATAAGTGGGCACGGATCCGAACAAACGTGCCGAATGACCAGCGAGACTGCCTCAGATACGGTTATGCGGGTGCATTATTGGTTAAAAAACACAGCGGAAAGCGTCGAAAAACGGCGAATACTGCACAGAATACGAGCACAGAACCGACAGGCGACGGGTTGTTTCGGATGGTTGGTCCGTCTGAACGCCCGACGCTGAGGCCTTATTGAGAGTCGAAGCCCTATGGCACGGAAGAAAAACGACACAATCACGGACGATACGCGACGAAAAAGCAGCCCGAGGGTATCGGCACCGTGCTGTGAGCGGATCAACACACACAAAAACACGCGGATCGTCATGACTCGCGGACGAATCAGGCGTTGCATCTGCGACGATTGCGGGCACTCATGGACAATCACAGGGCCATTTGCGGATGACTTGCGGGAGTACGCGTCTAACCTCTCGGACTCACTCGCGGCATCGCCACGGCAGGACGTCGGAGGCGTCAACGCCGTCGTGATACCCGATGCTCTGGCCAAAGAGATGGCCGCAGAACTCCGGAAGCTGGCGACGAATTGAATATACGCCGAGCAGTTTGTTGCGTGAAGTATTGAGTTAGGCGTGATTACACCCGACACTTTGCTTTATGTCAGCAGCATCCCAACTCGTCACCGTTCAAGCACTGATTGCCGCCGAAGAGGCGCGATTGCTCGCAGAACCGATGGAGGAATACTCCACCGAGGGCGGGCGTCGGGCGTACCGGCGGGCGAAGTTCTCCGAAACGCTGGCAACCCTGTACGAGCGTGAGCGGTTACTGCTACGCCGGACGGGTTCCCGTGTCCGGGTTGCGAAACTTGGATTCGCTGGGAGGTCTGCATAATGGCAGGACTACTCCAGCGGCTGTTCAGTAAAGCCGAGCCACCGAAAAAGAAGACGGGTAAGACTGCCGACTTTTTCCGGGGGTTCAGCGAAAAAGCACTGTCCGGGAACGGCGGGTTCCACGGCGGCAAAGTCGACAGGATCAATGAGAACTGGCGACCGGGCACCGTTGGCCCGAATCGCATGGTACACATGAACGGCAAGTTGCTCCGTGAGCGTGCCTGGGATTTGTACCTGAACAATCCGTTCGCGGCGACCGTCATTGACGCGATGATTTCTAACGTCATCGAGTGCGGTATTGTTCCCGAGCGTGAGGAACATTGGGAGCGTGCCTGGAAGCGATGGGGCGGACTGACTCCGCACAGCCAGAACGATTGCGACCTGAGCCGCGACCAGACGATTTATGAATTGCAGTTCACCTGGTTGCTGGAAGTGTTCGTCGGTGGCGGTTGCCTGACACATTACGTGCCGACAAATCGACGCGAACAGGAAGTGCCGCTGGCTATCGAGTTAATCGGTGAAGATCAATTTGCGGACGAGATCCAGTCGTTTGGACGCAACGCGAAGACAGCGAACCCCGTACACAATGCCATCGAGGTGGACCCAGCGACCGGGCGAACGCTGGCGTATCACGTGCGCAAACACAGCCCGAACGACATGGAAAACGACCCGCTTGAAACGCTGCGGATCAAAGCGGAAAACGCCCGATACGGATACCACAAGTGGAAAGGCCGAGCAAAGCGCGGCACCACAAAGATGCGTCCGGTCCTGACGTGGCTCTGGGCCATCGGGTATTACACTGACAACGAACTCAAGAACAGTGATTATAAGTCGACGTGGGCGGCAATGATCACGACGCACGAAGACTCAGACTGGTCTGACCTTGCCGACGACACAAACGCCAGCACGGTGGACGCGAACGGGAACACAATCGACCTGCGGGAACCGCTGAGCGTGTTCCGCGGCAATCCCGGTGAAGGCATCACGGGCATCGGTCCCAACGTCCCGCAAAGCGACTCCATCCCGTGGCTGGAACTCATGTTGCGAATCATCGCCGTGGGTTCGGGTTGTTCGTATGAGGAAGCGTATCGTGATTACACAAAGGGTTCGTGGTCCTCAGTGCGGTCGGCAATGTCCAGCGACAGAAAACGATTCCGCCCGTTACAGAAGTTTGTGATCAATCATTTCGGCAATCCTACCGTCAGTCGTTTCGACGATGCGGCGGTTGGAAACTTCGTTGAGGGGTTCCCGTCTCCATCGGCGTGGTTGACCGAACGCGATGACGTGTGGGAATCACAGGAGTGGTCGACTCCCGGATGGGAATCACCGAATCCAAAAGACGACGCGGCAGCCGACCACCAGCGACTGGAAGACGGCACAGCGACATATCAGGAAATCATGGGCAAGCGTGGCCTGAGCTGGAAAAAGCACTTCGCACAAATGGAACGTGAGAAGGCGACACCGGGATACCCGGAACGAGCAGCAGAAGCCGCAACGCAAACAAAAGAGCCGGAAGGGGCCGACACAGATGGCGAGTAAATACCGCAGCATTATCCGGGCGGTCTACGGTGCAGAATGGTGCATCCTGCCCGAGAAGCTGGAACAAATCCGCGAACTGCTGGAAATGCGTTCGCAGGGCTTGACGCTGTCGAAAGAAGAAGCAGCGGCACACATCGCACACCGTACGCAGCAGTTCGGAAGTCAGCCACCGTCACAGGTGGCCGTTCTGAACATGTATGGCACGATCAGCCAGCGGATGAACATGATGTCGGAGTTTTCCGGCGGAACGTCTACGGAGTTATTTCAGAAGGCGTTCATTGAGGCTCGGGACAATCCGGACGTGAAGGCCATTGTGATCAATGCCGACACGCCGGGCGGTTCCGTTCCGGGTGTTCCCGAATTGGCTGAACTGATTTACAGCAGCCGAGACGCGAAACAGATCATCACCGTCGTCAATCCTATGATGGCGTCAGCGGGTGTCTGGATCGGAACGGCAGCCGGTGAAGTCGTCGCGATTCCGTCAGCGTCTGACATCGGGTCTATCGGCGTGATGGCGATGCACACGGAACACAGTGCCGCTGATGTGAAGGATGGACTGAAAACGACCATCATCACATCCAACGAATTCAAGGCGGAACGGAATCCATTTGAACCACTAAGCGAAGCGGCGATTGAGAACGCTCAGTCTCGCGTGATGTCTATTCATCACGAAT